GTATGGGTCAGCCGGAGCTACAACTATGCTGCTACTTTGCATTGTCGCTGGCGGGTAATTAAATACCGTCCACACGCCGGCGTTAGCAAGGGCTGCGGCAATAGTGCTACGTAAAGTAGTTATCGCGGCTGCCATTAGCCTACCATTGTATTAGGGCTAAGGTAAGGCGCTAGCAAACCGCGTACGGATGCCATTAAAGTATTGCTCATCTTAAATGGGCTAGGGCTGTATCCATCTACGCTAGTGCCGCCGTTTTGTGTACTAAACCTAGATGTCCAAATATTCTCAGCTAGCATTAAAGCTGCAGCGTTTATAGCTGGTGTATTGGCATAGGTAGCAGTCTTTGTATCTGCACCTGTCATAGTGCCATAAGGCAGTACGCGCCTAAAGTTTTGGTCGCTAGCAGTTTTTGCATATTGGATAAAGCTATAACCTTTAGGGTATTGCCAGTAATTAAGTTGCATATTAAATGCAGGTAAAAGATTAGCCGTACCTGTGCTAAAAGGAATCGTGCCTGTAATTGTATAAGTACCGTTAAAGGTTGAACCTGCCCCGGCAACCGTAACGGACTCGCCAACAGTAAAGATGCCTGGGTTAGCCACCATCACCGTAGCGACATTACTAACCAAAGCTGTACCTACTACTGGCGCATTATCAAACCACAAAAAGCCGTTAATTAAATCTTGTGCGGCTTGGCACGTATCCTCTATCCAGGTATAAGAATCATAAAGAGTACCGACACCCAAAGATGCCTTTAATGTCGCAGCGGTTACATAAGTGGCTGGCATTTTTATACTCCTTACTTACTTAGGTTTGGTAGGCCTCAAAGGGCTAAGAGACCTACCAAACTATTAGTGGGTTTCTATTATGTTAGGTTAAAGCGGCGGATACCACCGGCAATATTAACCATAGTGGCCATATAACCGTAGATAGCGATTTGTACCTGAAGGTTAGATACAACGTTAACTGACATATAGGCAGTTGGTGACTCAAAAACTGTGAATGCTTCAGGCGCAATAATAAACGCTGACTCATCAATAGTTGTTGATACAACGTTACGGTCAACGTATAGGTCTAGGCCCATCACGTTGCCCTTAGCAGATGTAGTAGTTGCGTTGCCGCCTGCGTTCATAGGATTAGCAGCTGAGTAAATTGGTCGGCCTGTTGAATCTGTAGCACCGAGCAATAGTGACCATTGGCTAGAACCTGCTAGGTAATTCTTAGCAAAGTAGCTAGAACCTGTGTAAGCAAGTGGAGCCTCTGTTGAGATGTAGCTAATAATACCGGCACTTGTTGCAGCTACAGCTGTAGCTTGAGTACCCCCTGCGGTCAAAGCGGCCACTACAGCGGCATCTGTGACCTTGAGATAATTATTTGTTAACTCATTAGTAATCGCATCATAGAACCCTGGGTCAGAACGCTCAAGCAATTCAATGCTGAGCGTTTGCATTCCTGAGTACTTAGAAATCGTTGATGTTAAATATTCTGATACGGCGTCTGTATTTTGTACAGCTCCACCCTCAGCTTCAACTGTCACTACCGGGTAGGTTGTGAATTTTGGCCGATTGATAGTCATACCAGAGGCCGGAACGGTTTGGCGGTCAACGCACTCAAAAGCTGGACGGCCAAAGTTACCCTGTGTAGATACGATTGACTGTAGATACTGTGTAGGGTTAAAACCCAAACCGGCGCTAGAAAAATCGTCGGCTGCAGTAACGAAAAGGCGTGATTCTTCATCGCCTAGTGATGCTTTTACTTTACGAGCTGTGTACGCGCCCATAGATGTAATATCGTGGCGTACTCTCTGTGAGTTTAATGCGCTAGGCATAATGATTGGACGAGCTGCCTCTACTGTAGGTGCAGCCTGCTCTGCGGCAACTGGTGCCTCAGGTGCGTTTGATTCGGGGGCTGTAGTCACAGCGGCCTCGCTTTCTGTTTCGGTTTCGGTTTCGGTTGTTGTTGAGTTTGTTACTGTGTTAGTTGTTGTAACTTTTGTACTTGTTGACATAGCTGCATCTATTGGCATATCGCCAGCTTGTGCAGCAATACTTTGCACCGCAGCGCTAGTAAATGCGGCGCTCTCTACAAGTGATACCTCGCGTAAGGTAGCAGCGGTGACCAGGAGGTAGTTATCTTTTGGCTCTGATGCTGTAACTTCCACACCAACGGATAGGCCATCCATTAACGCTTCCTGGGCTAGCAAAATTGCATCGTTACCACGTGAGCTAGAGCTAATCTTAAAACTTGCGTATAAACCATCGCTTGCGCTGTTAATGCTTTTCATACGCCCTACCGGTTTTGAATTATCGTGAGACATCAAAAGCTTTATTTTGTCAGGGTTTGCAGCGCTAATTGAATTAGGCGCAAATACAACGCGGCCTGCACTTGTGTTCCCGACTTCGCCATAAGGCGCAATTTTGCCGGCGATAATGCGGCGCTCGCCACTATCTACAGCTTGTACTACTCCACTAAACGTTAATATCATTAGTGCCGTTCCCTCCATTAAGGCCCATCGGGCTTAGTTGTTCCATACTCTGAGCTTGTTGTAAATCTATTAAACCTAGATTAAGCATCTTTTCTATAGCATCTAAACGGGCTGCAGTATCGGCGCGTAAAAATGTTTCATCTAGAGCAAACCGCACTACGTTACCGTGTGCAGTAATATCATCCATAGATAAACGATTTTCAATAGCGCTAATAAATGGCTGTAAAGAATATGCGACAAACTCTTTACGGCCATCTAAGATATTTTGGTATGTCATTGAGTTATTCATATCTGCACTTATATAATATGCAGGTACATTCATTAAACGTGCTACCTGTGTAGCTAAGTATTGGCTAGCCTCGTTGTACATCATATCTTTAGGGCTAAAGCCAATATTTTGTACATCCAAAGTGCTAGTAAGGTAGGCAGTTGACCTGCTACTACGGGCGGCCTTCCAAGCGGCTAAGATGCCGCTAACTTGTGCCTCAGGTAAATCTGCGCCGCTATTTTTAATTACGCTAGTAGCCATCGGTGTAGCAGCTGCAACACTTGCTGCCTTTTCAATATCTATAGCAGCTTGAATTGTGCGGGCGCCTGTCTCTAATACGCCAGGTAACAAAGATTGAAAAGTAACAAGTGAACCAATACCTGACATAGGAGCGCGGGCGCCGTTAACGCTGTAATATTTTACAGCCTCGCCTGTTTCATCTGTTGTAACTGTTACGCGAGTATTAGCTACCCACTCAAAACCGCTAGGGCGGCCATCGTCTGCATACAAAGATGTAACACGCCAATAAGCAACGCCGTAAAATAATAATGAATCAACTGTGTACGCAATAGTTACGCTGCGTGGCTGGCGCATATCAGGTTGGTCTAACCAAAGTGGAGACTCAAGCTTCACGCCCGTAGATTTCTTGTATAACTCTAAATCAATACTTGAGATTACGCCGGCAATTAAATTACGGCATCTACCTACCGCGGGTACCTGGAGTGCAGTAAATCTATCCATAAACGGCGCACCGTTGCCGCTTGCATAAAGTCCACCATAGCTATAAACACCTACGCCGTAACCTTGCGACATAACGGCAGGGGCTAACTGGGCTGTAACATCTTTTTTAGAAATGCCTAAAGTTTGTAATATACCCATAGGGCGAATTGTAGGTTATCCACAGGCAAAACGCTTACTTAACCTTCGGCGTGTCTAGATGTACACCTTAGGCTGAGATATTGGCTTATCAAGATGCAAGGCCAGCATACACATACCGATTACGGATGCCACAGAACCGCTAGATTTTTTACGTACCACTCTCCAGGCTGAATCGTTGCTTTTAGCCGCTACTGAGTCCATAGCTAGGTTGAGGACAGGCTGGTCACCGTGAACAACCCTACGGTTATCTATTGCATCTTTGAAAATCGAACACGCATTATAAAACTGAGTCCCGCTGCAGTCCTCTACTTTAACGCCGGCATTATGGAGCCTGTCGGCAATATGCTGGCCTGTGAACTTGTCAAAAAGCACAAGCTTCGGCAGCCATTCATCACAATATGCTTTTATGTCAGCCGAGATTTTTAGCTGGTCAATAGCTCGGTCAGATTCCCACGTTTTA